CGGTGGCGTGGGTATTGGTGGCAATTTATATGTTGGCGGAACTACTAATATTGCAGGTATTACTACAGTAACAAATACCACTAATGCGTCATCTACTAACACAGGTGCATTACAAGTTCGTGGAGGGGTAGGAGTTGGCGGCAATACATATATAGGTGGCAATGCTAATATTGTAGGTATCACTACAGTCACAAATACAACTAATGCAACTAGTACAACTTCGGGCGCACTACAAGTAGTTGGCGGAGTTGGCATCGGCGGATCTGTATATATTGGCGGTAATGTAACAGCTACTAATCACTATGTGGCCAGTGGTAGTTTGATATTTTCTGGTAATATATCTGCTCCTGCTTGGACTACAAGTGGTATTAGACATGTGTCAATAGCAGCTACATTAACTGATACATCGAGTGTTGGTACCGTAGCCAATGCCTACAGTAATAATTTTGGCGGCAACACTATAGCAGCCAGCAACGCAGTTACGTTTACTAACTATAGTACTGTGTTTATCAATGCACCTGTAGCTGGTACTAATGTAACTATTACAAACCCATATAGTATTATCACAGCAGCTGGTATTCTTGTAAACAGCGCGGTGACATCAACATCGACCGCCACGGGTGCTTTACAAGTTGTGGGCGGTGTCGGTATTGGCGGATCTGTATATATTGGTAATACTGCTACAATTACTAGCACAGTTAACGCTACCTCAACTGCCACAGGTGCATTTCAAGTTCGTGGAGGGGTAGGCATCGGCGGATCTGTATATATCGGTAATACTGCCACAATTACTAGCGCAGTTAACGCTACCTCAACTGCCACGGGTGCTTTACAAGTTGTGGGCGGTGTCGGTATTGGCGGATCTGTATATATTGGTAATACTGCTACAATTACTAGTACTGTTTCATCAACATCAACTAATTCGGGTGCTTTACAAGTTGTGGGCGGTGTTGGTATTGGCGGCAATTTAGTAGTCGGCGGAACTACAACTCTGAAACAGACTCAAGAGGTCATGGTGCCATTGGCAAGTCCCGGCGCTACTGCTGCATTGAATTTCAATACGGGCACTACATTTTATATTACGGGCATGACTAGCAATTTTACAGCGGCATTTAGCAATGTGCCCACTAGTGCTAATTATGTCTATGTTAGCAAGTTGATATTGGTACAAGGTGGTACTGCCTATGTGGCCAATGCAGTTAGTGTAAATGGTACTACTCAAACTATACGTTGGTTGGGTGGTAGCACCGCCACAGTCACTGCCAATAGAACAGATGTGATCAGCGTGACTCTTGTGGCCACTGGTACCAATGCCTACACTGTGTTGGCCAGTGGTGTTGAATATTATTAATATATTTCAGAATCTTTAATACTGTAGACAAAGAATGTATAATTAATAGTATATGAGAATTGCTATTATAGACATTATTGGTATACCCTACGATGATACCACTATAGACAACCAAGGAGTAGGCGGCAGTGAAAGTGCAGTTATTTTAATTGCCCGAGAACTAACTGCTATTGGTTTTACGGTTACTATTTTTAATAGTTGTGGTATAGATCACGCACATGCAGGCAATTATAATGGAATTGAATATCGACCACTTCAAGATCTAGCATTAGACCACGAGTTTGAGATCGTAATAAGCTCAAGAACAGTAATACCATTTACTGATCCCAATGACTATCCCAGACTAGGCGATGGTAGAGCAATGCCATTCCAGGGCATGAATTTATATGATAGGATTTTATCTAAAGCCAAGATGCGTATACTTTGGATGCATGATACTTTTTGTCTAGGCGACAATCTAATTGAGGAACTTGCCTTATCAAATCGCATCACTGACGTATTTACACTTAGTGATTTTCATCTAACATACGTTGCCAACTGTCATCACGGAAAGAGGCGTAACTTTGAAGTGCTGAAGAATAAATTATTCATTACACGAAATGGCGCACGTAATTATAAAACAGAAGTAGATATCAGATCTAAAGATCCCAACTTGTTTGTATACAATGCCAGTGTTACTAAAGGTATGATTCCCTTAGTTAATTTAATCTGGCCACGAGTAAAGGCAAAACTACCCAATGCTAGATTAAAAATTATAGGTGGATACTACAGATTCAGTCAAAATTCTGAACCAGACGCACAAGAAAAAGATTGGCGAGCAATGAGTGTAGATCCTAGAAACGTCGATCTAGGAATAGAATACACAGGTGTTATATCACAGAAAGAAATAGCTGATATATTATCTAATGCCAGCTACATGATCTATCCTGCGGCATTTCCGGAAACATTTGGTATTTCATCCTTGGAAAGTTTATTATATAATACTCCCATAATTACCTGTAGATTTGGAGCACTAGAAGAAATTGCCCTAGAGGGTGCCTGTTACCATATCGATTATGCTATTGAGCCCAATGGTCTGTTTCCGGATATTAATTCTGAACAACAAGTCGATAAGTTTGTAGAACTAACGGTGCAGGCATACCATAATAGATACCTGCATCAACAAAAACAATATTATTGCAATATAGTTAAGGACATTGCAGGGTGGGATACTGTTGCATTACAATGGAAACAGTTAATAGTTAAAAAATTAGGAAAATATTTATCTAGAGATGAGTATAGAGCAGTATCAAAGATTAATCGGAGAGTACATAAGGTATGGAATCGTAAATTTCATAATACTATTGAATTAGAAGATTACAAATTAGGTAATGAACAACGTATAGAAATCTTCAGCCCTTTTTATAATTGTGCAGAATATATTGAACGTTGCATAACCAGCGTAGCAATACAAGATTACGATAATTATCACCATTACTTGATTGATGACGCTAGTACTGATAATACAATAAATGTTATTCTAGAAACATTATCAAAATTACCCGACAATATACGTAAAAACTTTACAGTTATTGCAAATAATGAAAATTTAGGTGCAGTTAGGAACCAAATACAAAACATTAGGTCTTTAGTCGGCGACGATACTATTGTTATGCTATTAGATGGTGATGATAGTTTGATTAATGATAATACAGTTTTATCTTATTACAATTCTACATATGACGGCACAACAGAATTTACGTATGGATCATGCTGGAGTATGGTTGATAATATCCCATTGATAAGTCAACCATATCCTAATATTGTTAAACAAAATAAGTCATATAGAAGTCATCACTTTAATTGGATCTTACCCTATACGCATCTGCGAACATTTAAGAAATCATTATTGAATAATGTAGATGATAGTGAGTTTAAAGATTCTGATGGTAATTGGTATCGAGCCGGCGGTGATGGCAGCGTATTCTACGCATTGATAGAAGCGGCAGATCCTAATAAGGTAAAGTGCTTACAAGATATTGTATATAATTACAACGATGCAAGTCCGTTGAATGATTATAAAGTCAACGCTGAAGAACAAAATCAAAATGCACAAGAGATTATTAAAAAAATGAATCAACCCAAAAAAAAAATCCTAATAGCAATTCCTACAGCACGTAATATTGAACCTGATACTTTTAAAAGCATCTATGATCTCATAGTACCCGATGGATATGAAACTGATTTTCAATATTTTTATGGATACAATGTTGACCAGGTGCGTAATTTAATAGCAGATTGGGTTGTTAGGGGATATGATTATTTGTTTTCAGTAGACAGTGATATTGCATTTTCTCCAGATACATTAATCAAATTACTAGCACATGATAAAGATATTGTCAGTGGTTTATATATACAAAGGATACCCGGACAACACATACTTGAAATTTATGAACATACTCTGCAAGGGGGAGTTGCTCAAATGCCCTATGGAAAATTAAAAGGTCGATCATTAGTCGAAGTAGCAGGTTGCGGATTTGGATGTGTACTAGTTAAAGCAGAAGTAATGCAAGCAATAGGATATCCTCAATTTAAATATCATAGTGCTATCAGTCATAATGAAACAATATCTGAAGATGTTTATTTCTGTGAACAGGCACGTAATAAAGGATTCAAAATTTGGGCCGATCCTAGCATATTGTGTCGACACACCGGTAGTTTTACATTTAATGTAGATACTACTATACATGTAATAGACACAACTCCAGAAATTGATATCAGTGCTCGTCTAAGAGAGCTAGGTAGTCAACGTCTAATTCCCAAAGATCATGTTGATTACTTAACTAAATTAAAAGCATCAGGATTTGAACCTAAGGTCATTTACGATGTAGGAGCCTGTGTGTTACATTGGACTAATGAGGCTCAGCGTATATGGCCCGATGCTGAATATGTTGTATTTGAAGCAATGGACAGTAGCGAATTCTTATATAAAGAACGAGGTCTTTGTTATCACATAGGTCTGCTAAGTGATGAAAGTGGAAAAGAAGTTGAGTTTTATCAGAATGATTATCACCCCGGGGGCAATAGCTACTATCGAGAAAACGAAGAAGTCAATCCAGAAGCACCTAAGTATTTTAATGAATCACATCGTCGTAAATTAACAACTACTACTCTTGATGCAGTAGCACGTTTAAAAAAGTTCTCGGCACCTGATTTAATTAAAATGGATGTACAGGGAGCAGAATTAGATATTCTCAAAGGTGCAGAAGAAACATTAAAAACTGCCAAACACATTATTTTAGAGTTGCAAATAGTTGAATATAATAAAGGTGCTCCGCTACGTGATGATGTTATTGCATACATGAATACTATAGGTTATGATTGTTTGGGGCTGTTTAGTAACAATGGGCCAGATGGCGATTACCATTTTGTACGTAGATAATATAAATAATAGTAGTTAAAGGATAACTATTATGAAAAAATTTCTATTATTGTTGTTAGCAATTCCCTTGTTAGCATTTGCACAAAAGACACCTACAGGCATGACATATGATGCACAAATTCTAAGAGTAACTGATGGCGACACAGTGGTGATTGCCGCACCTTTTCTACCAGCGCCTCTTAAACCAGAACTTGCAGTACGCATCTACGGGGTAGATACTCCTGAAAAAAGTTTCCGCGGTCAATGCGATAGTGAAAAACAACGGGGAGAAGCTGCTAGCGTTTTTACTAAGAATCTTGTTCAAGCCAGTCAACACAGACAAGTAATATTGTATGGATGGGATAAGTTCGGTGGACGAGTATTGGGTGATATTATTTTAAATGGTCAAAGCCTACGTACCCAACTGATCACTAATGGATTTGCCCGCGAGTACTACGGCGATGCTAAACAAAGTTGGTGTCAATAATGTATAACGAATACCCGGTATATCCGGAGGACAATGGATACGATAGATTTCGTAATCCATATAGTCCAGTATAGAATCCACCTTAGGATCCGTTGTCGTCACGGAAACGAGCTTGCTCGTTACAGGCGTCCGCGCAATTGAACTGTCAGGCGTACTTGACGGGAGATAAAGTAACTCCCACTAAATACACAATGCGAATAACTGAACTATTAGCTGAAACTCAAGAGGCAATTGAAAAACTTCCATCTGCTGAATATACCGGTGGAAAAAAGTCACTATATGTGCCCACTCAGTTTAAATCTGATGTTACAAAAGAGTTGCCAGGCGGCAGTGGATTTTTGTATACTATAGGGCCTGGGCAGTATGGCACTGATATACAAATATGGGATCCAAAAGGACCAGACTATATCAAAGCGACACAACCACCAGTTAAAAAGCCGCGAGAGTCAGACGGGTCATATAACGAAAGAGTTCAATATTGGGAGTATGCCAATAAAAGAGCATTAAACACTCCTGGACAATTAATTGGCAAACTTTTAACTACACCAGCGGACACAAGGACAAGCCATTTCCCATTACCTAACGCAGTAAGAGTTGATACTATTACTGTTGATGAAGACTATCGCGGT